TGATCTTTTTCTTGTTTTTTCTTTCTACGTATTTTTAGCATTTGATTTGCTAATTTAATATTTTTTATTTCTCTAAGGTCAATAGCATCTTCTAGCTCTATGTTTTGTTGTTGCAAAGCCATTTGAATATTGTTTTCAAGTCTAGCTTTTTCTTCTTCATCTGGCATTAAATCTAAAAATATACCAAAATCATAAAGATGTAATTGTGACATTTCTTCTAATGTAGCTACATTGTGAGTACCTATAGCCTGTATAAATGCTTCTTTTGTTGGTGAGTATTCTATAATATCAGATATTCTAAGCGACAAACACTCTGCGGTTTCAGCTGTTAAAAATAAACCAGCTTGAAGTATGTGTCTAGTTGCTGTGTTAGAATTAGCAGCAGCAATTTTTTGTATTCCAACCAAAGCATTTTTGTCTGGCATACTACCATCTCTAGCTTCGTTAAGTCCTGTTACATCTCTTATCATTTGTAAGTAATAATTATAATTACTTATTAGTGCCTGCATTTTGTTTCCACCAGAGCCAGAAGTTATTTCTTGAATAGGTACTTTACCTGGATTCAAATCACCATCAGATGTAAATGATCTACCAATAACACTACCAGTTTGGAAGAACATATTTAAAGCTTCTTGTGGATTATAATTTGTACCATTACCTAAATCAACTTCGGCTAAACCATCAGCATCTAAATAAACACCATCTGGAACCATACGTGACATTACTTGTTGTAGCTTTAAATGCGTTAGCTGTATCATATCAGCAAAACCAGTTATACGTTTAACTAACGAATCAATTCTACCGTTATACATTCTAGGCGCTACTATAGCATAATTCATTTTTACTTTAGTAAAATTACTTTTTGGTCGCATCATGTTTTTAGCCATCTCCCATTTAAGTAATTTATCAGTACCTAAAATAATAGCACCTTCATAAAGAACTTCTATAGATCTTAACAACTTTGAATAACCACCTTCTTTGTCTTTTGGTGGATTAAAAGTGTCATCTTTAGATATAATTTTATCAGCACCAGTTCCAGTTTGTTTAAGTTTATAAACTTCGTTCATATAAGTTTTATAATTAAAATATAAAACTTGAATAGTGTTATTGTCTTCTTTATCGTAACTATGTATTGAATTATAATTAGATCTATTATAAGATTTATTTTTCATTATATCTTCAAGTTCACTTTCTGTTAAGTGAGGAAACTCTTTAGCTAATTCATTTACTGGTATAGTTTTTACTTCACCAACGTAATATATATCTTCAAAATAAGGAGAGT